GATACACTGAGCCGAACAAGGCGAGAAAGTTGGTCCACGCTGCTTCAGCTGCAATCTCCGCACCTTCAGGTGACTTGATGTACTGCTGATAGCCGCTCGAATAGTCCTTGGCGTTGCCGAAAATCTTCGAGTCTTTCGCGAACTTCATCCCGTTGACGATCAATTCGCCGAGGAAGTCGCCGGTCGAGCGGTTGAACTTCGACGCCAGCATTTCCGCGACCTGCTCATTGCTCAGATCCATGCCGTACCGCTTGCGGATAGCAGGCGCCAGCACGTTTTGTACAAACTGATCCGGGCGATGCGAGAACTGCGAAATGAGGTCTGACCGCAGCCCGCCAGTGACGGGCATCTCAGCCTTTCGAAGATTCGCCTTTTCCTTCGCGCTGAGAGGCAGCTTGTTGATCGACTCGTTGATCAGTTTGACTTGATCAGGGCTGACACCGATCTGCAGCAAGCCGAGCGAGGCGAGGAAGCCTTTTGCCTTGTTATCCATGTGGCCGCCGACGAGCGAGCTAAACGCCGTCATGCCAGACGTGCCGGCAGTCGGCCCGCTCTTGGCCTGCATGTATGCAGCGAAAGGACCATACAAAAAGTCCTTGTCGTACATGGTGTACGCCATCTTGCCGGTCTGCGACGCATGGAAGAAGTCGCTTGGCGAAACCTTTCCGCCCGATCCGGTGTACACCTGAGACATGCGCGCCAGTTCGTCGCGCATCGCATCAGGATGCTGAGTCAGACGGTCGCCGCGGTGCTCGAGCGCCTTCACGGCGTTGTAGACGAGCCCTTCTACTGGCTTGCCGTCGTTCTGCACGCGCGCCATGATGGAGAACTTCTGGAAGTCCTCAGACATGCCAATTGCGTGCGGCAGATCACCAAAGGCCGTATGCAGATCGCGGATCAGGCTGATATTGTCTGCTATGGTCGAACCTAAGTTCTTGTGCGCCAGCATCTGCGCCTGAGCGAACGCCTGGGCATTATCTGAAGAAGACAGGTTCAGCGCAGCAAACTTCTGGCGCTCCTGCTCTAGCTTCTTGGCTTGCTCATACGGGCCTTTGAGCATTCCGGCGATGCCCGCACCGAGACCAAGCATCAAGCCGCCCTTCATGGCCTGTTTGTTGATACTATCGATACGCTTCTGGAGTGCAGCAGCCTGCGCCTCCGTGCGCATGAAATCTTTGCCGAGTGCAGCCAAGCCCAATGCGGCATGGTTGATCAGGCTAATTTTGACGCCGATTTTGAAGGCTTCGAACATGAAACGCTCTCTTAAATATCGCCTGCATGAGTGGGCGGCGGATCGCTTTGATTCCGTCCAGTACCCGTCGATACGGGCGACTACTGACGCCGGCAAGTTGCGGGCGCCGATTCGATTCGCTCATGCGATGCCGTTCTGGAGCCGTGTCGACACCATCCTGATAAGCCTTGGCGGCCTCGCAATCGGCGGCATCGTGCTTGCACTGCTATGCCTGATTGCCTGGTCGCTCATTACCGGCTAGTCGATCTTCGTGTCATATCCGAGCGAAGGCGGCAAGTTGCCCCGCCCCAACAACCCGGCAACGAATGCTTTGCCGAGGATGCGCTTTATCAGCGCTTCGTTATGCAGCACAGCCGGCCCAAGGAAAGGGCGCGGCGGGATCTTGTCGGTCCCGAGTTCCTGATAGACGGCGATGTCGCTCGTCGAGCCGATAGTCGCCTCAAGGCCAGAAACATCCTTCCCGATCGAATCGCGCATTTCACCCGTCCGCAACAGCGGCTCATCGGGCGAGTATCCTTTTGCTGCGCGATCTTCGACCGTAGATTCAGCGAGTTTTGCCCAGGCCGGGAAAGGTCCGATTGCGGCCTGATACGAGCCGATTTCGTCTTTCGCCTTGTCGCGCACGGCCGTCGCCACCTCATCAAGCCCGCGGCGCAATTCAAGCGCCACTGCGACTTCGAGCGTGGCAAGGTGCCGCGCGAACTGCCCGAGACTGGTGAATTCGCTCATGATGGTTTCGGTGGATCGTCAAATGCCATATTCTCGAAGTTGAACTTGTGCCCTTCGAATTCCGAGAACTTGATTGCGAACGCTGCGCGCGTCGCATCGTCAAGAGCGAACGCAACGTCGAACGGGACGCCGTTTTTCACCAGCCAGAGCGCTTCGCTGATCGGAACCGACCGGACTAGTTTTTTATTTCGTCTCGCACGTCATCAGCGCTTTGCGCGCCGAAGTTCTCCGACACGCCCTGCATTACCGCGGCGACGCCTTCTTCGTCCAGGCGCGTGATTAGCGCCTCGATCTCGCGCTCGCTGTTCGGCTGATTCACCGGCACGCCGTCGATCTCTACGACATACGTCATCGGCAGAACCATCTGCACATAGACCGTGTTCTCCGCGGACTTGCCGAGGATTTTCACGAGGCGAAATTGCGCCAGGACGCCGGGTTTCTGGAGCGCGATGGTGTGCCCGTTGGCCGATTCGACTACGACACGTTGAGCAGCCTGCTTGACGATCGCGGCGCTCGGCGTGTCGCCTGCTTCCTGCTGCTTGACAGTTAGTTTCGCCATGAGTTTTTAGGTGAGGTTATTCGGGATGCGGCCGGATTTGTCGCCGGCCGCGCTGCTTACGCCAACTTGACGCGGCGTTCAGCTAGCCAGTCGACGGTCATCTTCACCGTCTCGTCGCCGGCGGCATCACCCGGATTCGGGAACTTCAGAATCACGTTCGTGTACTGGTATTGCGTGATTGCGCCGCTCACTTCTGTGATCGTTTCAGTGATCGTCGAACTGAGCTGGTTCTGGCCGGCGTAATACGCCGCTTCTTGTGCCGCGAAGAAGTCGTCGACCGTGCTGTCTTGCCGCTCGATCTCGAACGTGCCATTCCAGCCATCCGGGAACACGACGTGACGCGTGCGGCCGTCCAAGCCCTTGATCTTCTTGTCGATCAGGTCTTGTTTCTTCGTGAACTTGGTCACGAGGTTGAATTGCAGCGGGCCGCTCGGCGTCTGGACGTTCACCGCGTAGTCGCGGCCTACGTTAAAGCCATTTACAGGCATGAGTCGCACCTATGAAAAAGGAAAGGCGCCCGAGAGCGCCTTGTGTGCTGTTGATGAGTGCGGCTTAGCCCGCCGACACGCTGCTCGACGACTTGATCGTGACCGTCTGGCCGCCTTGCAGGTTGATGACGAAGTAGAAGACGATCGACAGGTACTTGACCGCGACGTTTGCCGTCATGTAGCCGTTTGCAACCGCCTGATCGGTGTTGTTCGTGCTGTCGAGCACGACCGTGTACGGCACCGCCTGCGGGTTGTTCACGTCGCCGATGTAGCCGATGTTCCACAGGTTGCCGAGGAACGACTGGATCGCCGATTTCGCCTCATTGCGCAGCGTGTCCGTCTGCGGCTTGCCGATGACATAGCCGAATGCAGCAGCCAACGTGAGCGCAAGGTAATTCGTCATGCGCGTGTAGTTGTCGCCGCAGATCGCTGCGTTGCTTGATGCGTTGCGTCCGGTCTGGCAGGCAAAGTAATTGCCGCCCGGCGAGTTGTTCGTGATGACATCGAGTCGCGACGTTGCGACCTGGCCGATTTCTGCCATGCTGTAGGCGTTCTTCTGCGAGACGCGCTGCGTGCTGGCGATACCGAACATGGCGTCGTTCAGGCTCGACAGGTGCGGAGCCATTGCGGCCTGCTTCGGCGCCCAGAAGGTCGTCGGGCCGAGCAGGCGTTGCACGTTGTTCGTGCCGTCCTGCCAGTAGATCCAGTCGCCGACGAACACCTTCAGCGCGTAGGTATCAGCGCCGGCCGTGTTCAGGCTGGTGGAGACGGTCGAATACGACGCGCCAGCCGGGCCTTGCACGCCGAAGTAGATGCCTTCGTTCAGTGCGAACGATGCAATCGAACCCCATGCGGTCGAGTCGGTGTGATCGACGAGAGTTGCGACCTGCACGCCTGAGCTGCGCAGCGCATACATGCCCTTGCGCGTCGTGCTGGTGCCGTCAGTGCCGAGCAGCGCCGCATCAGTGATGCTTGCGGTGCCGTCAGTGCCGCCCGTTGCCGTGAACGTAGCCGACGTGCCCGGTGCCGCGGTGGACGATCCGACCGTTGCCACGAACAATTGCGACGGGCCGCGGACTCCGGACAGGCCGTTGTTCACTGCGCTTGCGAATGCGGTCCACAGCGCCGCGCCAGTACCCGTCACGTTGTCGAACACTTCCGGAGTGAAGCCGGGGCGCGTGAGCGTGAGCTTGAAGCTCGACGGCGCCGTGCCGGTCGTGATCGCCGCGGTGAGCGTATTGCCGATCGTGCCGGTGTAGAGCGCGGTCAGCGTCAGGCCCGTAACGGTGCCTGCGGTGTCTTTGACGAGACACGATGCAGCGATGTCGGTGCCGTCCGTGACGCGCACGTACATGATCGCGTTCGAGCCAGCGGCAAGCGCGACTTGCACGGCGGTCGACAGGTCATACTTGCGAACCTGGGGCGAGCCGAGCCAGTTGGCCTGATCGTTGCCAGAGCCAATCAGCGTTGCGCTGTTGACCGGACCCCACGAGCCGACGCCGACAAGGCCGAGCAGGTTGGTCGCCACGCCGTTGATGATCGGCGGCGGCGGCTGGATTTGCAGGTAGACGCCCGGCGCGTTGAGCGCGCTAACATTGAGCGCCCCACTCTGATAAATAGGCATGCGTGAAGCTCCAAAAGAAAAAGCCGCCCGGAGGCGGCTCTTTCAGCGTTGATGGTGGATTACTGCGCGGCGACGCGGTTGCAGTGCGAGGCGTTTTCCCCCGCCAGAACCTTCGCAACTTCGTCTGCATCCTCGATGCGCGCGCCGCGCTCGTAGTCGCCGAACGGATGGATCACGACGAGCGCGAAATCTGCCTTCGCGGCAGCCTGTTTGTCAGCCATGACGGCTCCTAGTAGATAGTGGTCTTGATGACCGCGCCGGTTGTCGGCTCGATCTGGTTGGTCTGCGTCACAACGACGTCTGTTGCCTGCTGCGTGATCGTCGTCGGATACTCGACCGAGTAACACAGGTCGCGGCGATACAAGTTCGCCTTCTCCTGCAAGTCAACCAGGTCTGAGTGGTGATACAGAAGCCGCCCGGCGAATCCGTCAGGCAGCGTCAGAAAATTGATCTGCGCGAGCATCGGGTCGAGCACCTTGGCGACTGCATCGCGCAATGCCGGTGTCGGCGCCCAGATGACGATGCGAACGACACGCGACTGGCGCTTGACCTCTTTCCCCATCGTCGCCGTGCCGCCAGTGCGCAGCGTGTATTGCGGCGATCCGGCAGGCAGCGTGATAACCGGGCCGCTCGACGTCGTGCCGGCATAGTCCGCGGCGATCATCGCGGCGAGCGCGCTTGCGATCGTCGTCAGCGTGTCGCTCTGCTGCACGGTGTACGTATAGGCGTTGCCACCGATCAGCACTGCGACGTTCTGCGCGAAGTACGTTGCAGGCAGCGTGCCGCCTACCGTGATCGCCAGCCCCGCACCGGTCAGCGTGACCGTTGGCGCGTTGTGGTTGATCTGCTGCCATCCCTGCATGTGGCGGGATGTCTTGTGCTCGAGCGATGTGGGGTACACCGACACGTTGACAATGCCTGCGGCTAGGTCTGCGTCGAGTTGAGGCTTACTCGGCCAGCCCGAGCCGACTTTGCAGCCAGCGCCGACCGTCGACGGCTGAGCCGTGCCGTTTGGATACAGCGCACCGGCGATGAGGCCGACTAGAACGCTCTGAACTTCTGAAATATCCGCCATATCAAGCCTGTGCCTGCATCGCAGTGCATCGATAGCCGAGGTCAGTCAATTCGACGCTCGACAGAATGTAGCGCCGCCCGATGTCATCGGACACGAGATCGCCTGACTGCAGCGTTACGCCGGGAATCTCGGGCAAAAGGATCGCCCACCACGGCGTGCGAACATCGCTCGGCAAGCCGACTTCGTTCTTTTCGCCCTTCGTGCCCTGCAGCACCGACGCATGCCAGCCCGTTGCGAGCGGCGTTTGCGTCGTCGGCGTGTTGCCTTCGTAGTTCGCCACCGCGCCGAATTGCGCCTGCGTCTGCGGCCGTGCAAACGACAGCGTGCGATTGCACTCGACAGCGAGGATCGGCAGCAACGGCTGTTGCGCAGCGATGAAGAACGTACCGGCCGCGCCCATCAGGTAGTCGCCTACCTGCGTTTGCGTGCCGTCGACCAGCGCGTACCATGTCGGCTTCGCGTACTTGTTCGGCCGGCTGTACGTCATGTCTTCAGCGTTGAAACTGGCGAGCAATGACGTCGAGATCGGCGCGAGGCCGGTCAGATCGGCTGATGTGGGGCGATACTGGCTGTATGCGGTGCCGAGCTTCGATGCCGCGATTGCGTAGCCCCGATATACGAGGGTCTGTGCCTTCGTGCCGTCCATATCAGCCCCGAATCACTTGCGAGCCGCCATTGCCGAGCGACGGGCCAGGCGCAATGCCGATGAAATAGCACATGCGGCGACGCCACTGGTCGAACAACTTTGCCCGATCAGCGACTTCCGTCTTGTTTCGCGTCCATACCGCGGCCTGATCGGTGTCCAGATTCGCGCCGGCGCCGTAAATCGCCGTTTCCAGCGTGTAAAGCGGCGTCAGGTAAGTGGTGATGAGCACGGATTCTTCTTCCGGTCGCATACTCGCTAGCCGGTGCGTCAGCGTCTGCCAGACGCCCGGCGACACCCAGCCGTAAGCGAAGTCCCGCGAGTCATCTGTGACCGTATCGCCCAGCATCGGATAACCGGCAAAGCGCCGAACGTCGGCCTGTTGCTGAGCGGTCAGCATTTATGCGATCTCCCAACCGCCCGGGCGGTAGTTTTCAACTTCGTCGGGGTGAACCTGCGCGGTGTGCGGCTCGGGATAGAGTTCCGCGTCGCGCTTCATCTCGACATATGCGATGTCGCCGTCATTCGTCGGCGTGTCTGCCTCTTTCTTGGGGCGTGCCATGCTTTCTCCAATGAAAAACGGCCCGCCAGTACTTCAGCGGGCCGCCCCGGCGCAATTAGCCGAGCAGAATGGCCGAGTGTTCCGGCTTGATGTTCTGCTTACCCCACGCGATCGCGATTTCGTAGCGAACGCGGCGGTATTGCTTGTACATCGCCACCTCGAACGCGAGGCCGCTGCGCTCGTCGACGATCGTCGTGCGGTCATCGGCCATGTCGCCTTCTTCCGGCAGCGCCGGCAGGCGAGTTGCGAGCACGAATGCGTTGCGCGAGAACGCTGCGTTGCCGGTGTAGGCAGCGCCAACGGTCACAGCAGCGCCGGTCAGCAGCGCCTGTTGCAGGCCAGGCGCGGCGATCGTGAACGAGCCAGCCGAGAGGGGCGACGTCACGACGTATTTGCGCGTGTCGCCGTTGAACGTCACGACATCACCAGCGACGACCGTGCCGGTGCCTGTCTGAACGTTGATGGTCGTTGCGCCCTTCGCGTGTGCGCCGTTGAGCACATAGCTTGCGCCAGTGCCGGACGTGTGGATCGGGACGCCAGCCGATTCGCGAACCATGAAGCCGCTGAGTTCGAGCAGCGTACCTTGTGCGCGCAGTTCAGTCGTGCCTGCTTCGTTGGCCTTCGTCAACTGAGCGAGGGTGCGGAGGTTCGCGCCGGCCGTGGTATCGATGACCAGTTGCATGTCGGACAGCGGAGCGCCGTTATCCGACAGGATCTTGCGCGCTTGCGCCGGATCGCCGAGCGTCGAAGCGAACGGCGTGCTGCCAGCCGTGCCCGTCGCACGCGAAGCCTGATACACCAGCGTGCCGACGTCGGTTTCCATTTCGTTCACCAGCGTCCGCATTGCCTGCGCGATCTGGTTCGCGCGGATGCCGGTGTAGCCAGGGCCGTGATTCACGCCCTTCTGTTCTTCACCGGTCCAGCGGAACGGGACCATGCGCGACTTGGTGATCGTGATCACCTGGTTCCCGATGTTCTGGTCACCGTCATCGGGCGGCAATTGGCCCGGCGTCACGTCTTCGGCAGTCGAAGCCGGCGCCACGAACGAACGAACGTTTTCACCGACCGCAGCACGAGCGACTTGAGGATCGAGCGTGACTGCCGGGATGAAACCGACCAGTTCGCGCGACACAACGTCGAGCGATGCATACAGGTCGGGGATGAGAGCGGTAAGCGTGTTAGCCAAGGAAGGCTCCTAAATTAATCAGTGATCGTCACACCGCTTCGAGCGGTCTGCGCCTGTTGATGAGGCGGCAGAGCGTCGTAAGCAGCGCGAGTGATGGTTTTGCCGCCAGAGCCGCCACCCGATCCACCCGATGCGCCGCCGCCAGATGCGCCGGTGCTCTTGAGGATCGAATCGCGATACGGGTACTGATCGATGATGAGTTCGAGCGCTTCGTCGAACGACGCGACCTTGCCGGGATTGCTCGGGCTGAAAAGCTTGTTGCCGGACTTGTCATAGGCGACGACTTCATTGCCTTCCAGCTTGAACGCATCGCCAAAGCGCGCTTGCACGAGGTCAGCCGGAATCGCGAGCTTTTCCGCGATGAGCTTCGAACGAGCAAAGCTGCCGCCGACCTTCTCGTTGACGAGCGACTGCTGAAGCGTGTCGCGTTCGGCAACGATCGGCGCATACTTGTCCTCGACGGCCTTGATAGCCTCCGAGCGCACCTTCTCGATCTCGCCG